AGTTGCACTATCAGCGACTCTGGCATCTCTGAGACTTAATACGTAAGTATTACCAATACCTATAGTTGGAGAACCATGAACTCTATTCAGTTTAAGTGTCTCACCTGTCTCATAATTAATCTGTTGTCCTTTAACAGTTTTTGTGGTTCTGGGTTTGGGAACATCAAGGAATGAGGGAGCCGTTGTTTCTACGTCATATCCTTTTACAAATGCTCTACCAGGAGAAATCTGATAGATTGCTAAATCGTCAGAAGGTGTTGAACCAGCGTATGTGGTTTGATCTGCTGCAAAAAGTCCTCTGTTTCCTTCGTTGTCATTCAGAGACTCTTTTACATTAATGCCAAAAGACTTTACATAATAATCACCAGATTCTGCATATGTTCTTCTTGCCAGTTCATCTGTAATAAAAGAATAATCACTAGTATTTCTTTCGCGAAGAGTACCATTGATTACTGTAGCAAGTTCAACAAAATTGCTGTCGTCAAAATCGTTTAAATCTTTTCTTTGAAGTGAAGAGACAATCTTAAGTCTATCAGCACCAGGAGATCCAAAATTGTTAAATCCGGCTGAATTATCAGTCAGTGAGGGATCTAAATCAGAATTGACGATCGTCTCTTCAATTAACAATCCAATTCTATAACTTGGAGTGTTAGAATATTGATCTAGTATTAATGTCTGCTCACTAACATTTAAAAATGTTCCCTTTCCAAAATATACACCATTACTAATAAAGAATGCAGAACCTGTTGCAGTTGCATCCTGCTGAACAGTAGAAGCAAAAGGAACACCTTCGCCAATAAGAGTATTAGCAGTAGAAATATTTACATTTGCAGTCAGAAGTTCACCAGATCTAAAAACTGACTCTTGATTGTTTGTACCAGATCCAGAGTAATTTAAATACAGAGTTACTTGTCCTCTAGTAGACTCTGATTCTAAAATATAACTATCAACAATTGCTGTGACACCAGAATCTTGTCCTGTTATTTGCGCTCCTACTAATTGATCAATATAATCAAAAAGAGGAACTCCTAAGTATGCGTTTTCTAATACAACACACTCATAATTAGTCGAATATGTTGTATTTCCAGGAATTACCTTAGCACCTTCTTTAAAAAAGTGCTGTCCAAACTTCTCAACCTGATTTTGCAGGATAGATTGAAGAGAGGTTAACTCCCTTGCCTGCACTGGATAACCTGGTTTGAATAAAACCTTATAATAATCCTTCTGAGGATCAAAGTCGTCAAAATAAGGGGCGACGTTGAGATTGGTTTCCTGTGACATAATTCCTTAGAACTGCAAGATAATTTTGATATCTTCTTTTTGACTGGACGATCTTGTAATAGACGGCCTATTATCTACGTAAATGATATTACCCGTATATTTTTCAACTTCAGGCTGAGCAGCACCCTCAGTAAAGGACTGCCCTAGGTAATAAGTACGACTATTTATTTCGGTTGATACACCCGTAAATGAAGTTTGGATAGCAAGAGTAGCTGATCCACCAATGATATTGAATGATCCACCATCCGTAATATTTGGTGTAAATCTATTCATTTTGAATCCATATTCTGGACTCGTATTTTTGCTTCCGTCAGTATTAAATCCTGCGGTAGATCTATCTTGCCAATATTTAAGAACTCCAGTTACCTGATCATATGATACAACTCTACCAACAGCAGTTGATCCAAGTCCAACAGTTTGAGTAATAAAAGCATCTGCAGTAAATGTCGCAGAACTATAACCAGCACCCGTTAACTTGAGTGCATAGGTAGCAGCGGCTTTATCAAGTGAGAGATTTGACGATGTATTATATGCTTTTGGATTTTGAACTAATCCAACTCTTGCAATTTCGTTTCCAGTGATAAAATCTGGATTTTCAGTGTCGTTCTCAATTCTAGAGTAAATTAGTGCGTTTCTTGCTCCAAGTTCTCTATAGATATCAGCACCATGTCCACCTTGTGGAGGAATAATTACATCAAAAATAGGTGCTGTTGTTCCTGTAGGAACATTACCTGCCACTAAATCAACAGTTCCGAATGTATATCCAGAACCACCTTTAGAAATAGTAACAGACTCTACGTTTGAATTATTGTTAATTGTGACTGTACACTCTGCTCCATTTCCATCACCTTTAATTGGAACTTGAGTGTAAGTTCTATTAGCAGTTCCTAAACCAACACCTCTGTTGGAAATTTTAACAATTTTTAGTTGTCCACTAGTATCAGCGTTATTTCTGACTGCAGAGATATTTGCATCTGTAGTTGTAGTCCAGTCTTTTGGAACTGGCATAAAGTTTGTAGAATCAAACTTTACAATATCTCCAGGTTTAATTGTGTAAAGATACTTCCATACATATCCATCACCGCTAGTTCCCGCTTCTCTTGGTTCTAAATCGGTAAAAGTAGGTTCATCAAGAGATGCTCTTCCACTAGGATTCTCAGGATTTGATCCATTCTGTAAACAAACATAAACTCTATAATCAGAGTTCATTACATAATAATTTGCTTCATATAAAGTGATAGCGTTTGATGGTTGAGAAGGACTTGTAGCCTTCACATCTGCACGGTACATATCATATGTGGTGCCAGACTGCCATGTGATTTTTCTAATCACCTGTTTAACATCTTCAGCATCAATCTTTTTAAGAGCAATCATTGTGTCCCAATAATTGTTCTCCTCATCAAAGTTATCCCTTGGATCTGGAGGACTGCTATCCCAACTTGCATCAACATCAGTAGGATTAGGAAGTCCCACAAACGAATAGAAAGAGTTGCTAGTGGATGCTACACTAGCAACAAAATCTTTTGCGTTTAATATACGAAGTTGATCAGTTATAATCGCAGCCATTTTTGCGTGGTTTTTTACTTATTTATCAGTTATGTTGTAGAGAATCCTGTAAGTTTGAGAGGTTCAACTCTGCTCACAACACCACCGGTTGTGATACCAGACGTGCCTCTTAGGGTATATGCGTCAAATGTGGTAGCGTTTGTTCTATCACCAAGAGTAATTTTACCCCAAGAGAACTCACCATAGAACTCTGTAAGTCCGATTCCTGTAATGTCACCAAGATCTTCAACACTTACTGTCACTCTCTTGACATATGTGATACCCACACCAGCAACAGCAGTTGTAGCAACAGAGACTGATGCAACCTCATAAACAGCATCAAGGAATTGAGTTGTAACTCCCAAGGTTCCACCTGTTTGATAAAGAGAAGTGACGCCACTTCCAACGTTGCTATTCTTGACAGTGAAATAATCACTTGTTGAAATACCACTTAAAGTAACTGCAGCACCTACGACTTTTGTATTGCGTAAGAATGAATCAACAGGAATGAAAAGATCCATTACAAATCCTGTGGAAGCAACGCCAACAGATGTGGATGTTAATCCAACAATCTCACCAAAATCACCCTCATATAAGGTGGTTCTATTGGTTTCTCTGGTTGCTTTAGGTGCCTCGATCAGAACTTGAGGAACAGATGTTCTGGTGTATCCTACACCTGGTGTAGAAACTGTAATAGAAGATACAGCATCACCCGTAAGTGTTGCGGTAGCAGTTGCTCTGGCGGTTGTTCCAAGTCCAACTGGTGTTTCAATCGTTACGGATGGAGCAGATGTATAACCTGTTCCACCATAACCAATAACGATAGACTCAACAGTATTTGCAACTGACACAACAGCAGTTGCAGCAGCTGCTACAAGATTATTTTGTGAAACAATACTTACAGTTTCCTTATTCTTAGCAGTTTGATTTTCATCATCTGGATTAAAGAATGGAATTACACTTTCAACATAGATGTGAGTAGATCCAACACCAACTGATTGAATTAAGTTAGTTTTTGGATTAATCAAAGCAGCGTTCAGTTCTCTTGCTTTACTAATAATTTTTCCATTGATAACTTTATCAACGGTTTGCTTACACCAAGTTACTGTGCGTGCGTGATCGGGATTTGAATCAATTCCTCTTCCACTATAAGGATTGGTTTCCACTGTATCAGTAGAAAGAACTTCTGTTATAAGTCTTGCAGTTTGATTCACTGAGTCAGAAACCAGATCATCATCACCTCTAATGCTAAGATCATCTCCATCTTTTAATGTAGGAAGAACATCACGGAAGGTAACATCAACATCTCCGCTGCCTTTGTAGAATAGAATCTTGCAGGTATCACCCGAGAAAGATCCATCATCAGATGCTCCTTTAGGTGGTTCGGAGAAGTTGATAACACTTCCTCCGTTGAACTCATATGCTTCACCAGGAACTTGAAGAATATCATTTATAAAGATAAGCAATGTAGACTTAACATCGATGTTAGAACCTGCTCTTGCTCTTACTGTAACAGGAGCTCCATTTCTCTTAATTGTAAATTGTCTCTTAACTCCATCGAATTCAGTATCAATATTGTCAAGACGCTCAAGTTCTCCAAAATGCCAGGCAGAGAATGAATCAGAATCAACTCTATTGACAGTGATTTGGAACTCATCAAATGTGTAATTTGTATCAGTTGGAATACCGGTAGCGCCACCAGTTGCTATAGTCAGGACTTGTTTTTGTCCATAGCGATATCCAAAGTTTCTGATCTCAAAGTCAACTACACTTGATCCTTGTCCAACAACAATATCAATAGTTGCCTCAGTTCCAGTACCTGACACTGGTGATTCATCTGAATAGACTAAAGGAATATTAGAATATGACAGAGGAGCGTCAAATACAACTATTGGTTCTGATCCAACTTGATATCCAGATCCTGGATTTGTAATTGCAACGCTAACAATATGTCCATTGCTAACTGCAGCAGTACCAATAAACTCAATTCCAGTTCTTCCCGTAGAAGAGGTATAAACACCGACATTTACAGTTTGTGATCCTTGTCTATAACCAGAACCAGTTCTACCAATAGCAATTGATGTAATTGTTCCGGCAGTTGAAACAACAGCAGTTCCTCCAGCAGAGACAAGAGGTTGATAACCAAGTCCACCAGTTGATCCTACGGAAACGATAAAACCACCTACAGGTATATTGGCATTGTTAGGATCGTAAGATACAGAGGTAGCAGTTCCAGTAAAGGTGATACTACTAATTCCAGAACCTTCACTGAGTGTATAATCTTGAGAGGGTGATAATTGTCCTGTAGGCCCTTGGAATATTCCATTAACAAGAACAACCGCATTATTAGTTGAGAATCCAACTACATTTTCATTCTCTGACTTAAGTGTAAATGTTTTAGTGGTTGCATCGAATTGATCTGAAATACTATCAAAAATATAGTTAGAATAATAAGCATCATTTGAACTACCAACTTGTTCAGATCTCAGGAATGTTCTACCTTGGAACTTAGAGTGAGTTGTGATACCAGTCCAATCTCTTTCATCAGGTGGATTTGATGTTGAACTTAAAGGTGTAGGCCCTTGAGGTGCGGTATAGAAATTAATTGTGTTATTAACAATATTATATGCACCATCAACCTTAGTAACAGCAACACCAACGGGGTGAGTTGTAATTCCTGTTCCCATCCAACCACGATCTACTAATATACCATTGGTTGTTCCAAAACCAACTGTGTTGATTTTCATGATTTCTGCTTCAATCTGGATTAGATCGGCAGCAAAGAATGACGTAATACCAATAGTTTCGATAATTGAGTCACTAAGTTTAATTTCTTTTTCAATAGTTGTTGTAACTGCAGTTGCGACGATTGGATCTTGAATAAAGTTGTCAAGTGCAATCAGACACTTAGTGTTTTGCTTATTAGAAGTGAATGTATGGAAAGTTCCAATACCAACACCGGTAATTCCAATCGCTACAGGTGTAGATGCATTCGCATTTTGTGCAGAGGATGCAAGTCTAACTGTAGAGTCGTTATCTTTAATAATGTAAACAAAGGCATTTGTAGGTAGAACCGTTGTGCTTCCAATTCCAGCAAATGAAGTTGTTTCAATACCAATACGAACATGGGTAGAAACTCCAACTGAGTAATTTACAGGTTCACCAGTTACATAGAAATGATCAGGTATTTTAATTGTATTATTGGTAATATCAATAATATCAGTATTACTTCCGTCAAAGTTTCTTTGGAATATAGGAGCACCATTATGCGTTAAACCAAATGCTCTCTTAACATCAAGAGAAGTTCCTTGATAGAATCCATAACCTGCAGTTACAGATGCATTATTCAAATCAATTTCATGATCAAGAGTATCATCAACTTCAACCAACTGAATAGCCTGTTGGAATACTCTTGTTTGAACGTCAGTGTTCGCAGGAGGTGTATATTGCAAATACGTCTCAGTCGCTGTCATCAGAGCGCCGATAGTGCCAATACCACTACCCGTAGTCAATGTTCCATATTCTGTGATATATGACTCTGAATTATCATTGAGTACAATTATTTCAGAGAGTTGATATTGATCATTAGTGGTGTCCTCAATACTTACAATATAATACGCTGCTTGATAATCATTAATTCCACCGCAAGTATATGTGGCGATAGTATGAATACCGGGTGTAGCAGAAGATGTCAATGAAGTGTGGAAAGATTGCAACTCAGCAACGTTTTCTCCACCACCACCAATAATCGTTGTACCAACACCAACTGATTCAGTACTGGACATTGAAACTCTTACAGTATTTGCTGTAAGAGCAAATCCTGCGTTTGGAGTGAAATCAACGTTTATTGTTCCTGAAGACATGTCAACTGAATATGTTCCAAGTCCTAAAACAGATGAACCTAAATCAGTTGAAAGATCGCCATATTCCAAAAGTTCGGCAGTTGTGCCGTCATGAATTATGTTTAATTCGTTAAAACCAAATACACCTGTGTTTGAGGAAAACTCAACTAAAACTTTAGTAGATCTATAAGTAGAGGCAATTCCTACGATTGTTGTTTTTGTTGATGCAGGAATTTCTACCTGAGTGGATTCAATATCACATATTTCACCTAGAGCGAATGTTCCAATACCAGTTGTACCATTATCAAGATCAAAACTACAATACGAAATGTTATAATTGTTGAATTGATACTTGGTGGGATAGAAAAGAAGTTGTCCCTCTGTTCCTGAGATATTGAAGTCAAAAGAACCAAGATCTAGTACACTATCAACTCTACCATAATTAAGAACTTCAGCATTTGATCCATCTTGAATGAGAGTTACAATAGATGCTTGTCTTTCTCCGGTAAAAATTTTATCGCGAACAAATGTTAGGATCTTTTTAGATCTTTGTTCAACAGGGAACTTCTTAACAATACTGAATCTTGTAGGACGCTCTTCACTATTGAACTGGGTGCTGATGTCATCAATAGTCAAGACTCTATTTCCTACTGATTCAAAGTAATCAGTAAGAACTCTATTTTCCAAGAAAATTCTATCTGAATAAACTGTTCCTGAAGCAGTTTTAGAATTCTCAGTTACAAGATCAAAATCATTATAGCAATTAACACTAATTCCTCCACCAAAGTCTCCTCCTCCATATGTTGTAGTAGGAAGAAGATCAATAATCAGAGAAACAGTGGATACGCCAGCTACAAGTTTAGTGTTATTCTCATCTTTAGACTCGACAATTAAATCACTAAACTTGAGGAATCCAGCAGTATGATTTAAAGAACTGACTGCCTCATCCCAGTCTTGAAGAGGAACCTTTGACTTAATCGCATATGAGAAGTTCTGATAATAAAAATTATCAGGAATTCTCTGTTGATTATCATTGAAGAATCCAGTTGTAGTATTCCACCCTTTCTCAACAGTAGAAGAAGATTCAGTTTCAATCTCAGAATTGTAATCAACTTTAGATTTAACTATACCTTGAGTCCTTGAAGATTGTCCAACTACTAAATCTCCAACTTTGAAATCTTTGGATGTAGAAACTTTTAATAATTCAATTCTATTATTCCAACTATCAACTTTTCCTATTCCACTATCAGAAACAACTTGCTCACCAATTAAGAAGTTATTTTTCTTTAGTTTAATATCAAACTGCGGGAAAGAGTTTTGATTAATAATTCTTCCTGCAGAATTGAGTGAATCAAAATTGCCTGCATATAAATTTTCACCAATAATTCCAGAAAGACTGAATGTTACTACACCAGTATTACCTCCAAGGGGAATGTTTACATCAGTCAGTGTAAAGAGTTGATAATCATAATCAACAGAATTATATCCAGATCCCGTTGATCCTACTCCAACACTAACGTTTTCAATTAAAACTTTGTCCCCAACGGCAAATGGTGATTGATCACTAAATCCAGTGTCAAATCCTACAGTTACATTTTTAGATGAGATATCAAAAGATATATCATTAATTGCGACTCCATTTGAGTTACTAATCGGAATAATAGTTGGAGTTACATTAGTAAGTCCTCTTGTATTATTTCTAATAGTTACTTTTGAATCTCCAAGATTATAGAAAAGATCAACATCATCAATATGCTTGCCAGTTAAACCGTCAAGTACAATTAAATTAGGTGCAATATTATAGTTTCTTCCGGCAGAACTAATTCCAATCTCTTCAAAAGATGTAAGAGATTCAAGAAGAAGAACTTCAGGTAAATTAGTTGTGGGACGAATAGTAAAATCGGTTGGATAATTAAATCCAATGTTTTCAATATTTGTAGCAAGAACCTTACCAATAGAATTACTTGAAGGTTCAAGAACAGCACCTGTTCCTGTAACAATTCCTACAACTGTGGATACTCCAACTATTTCTTTATAGTTGGCACCTTTGTATGTAATATCAATATTTGCTATACCGCCATATGCTGAGGTAGAATTTGTAACATAAGATAATCCTGCATTTGTAGAGTATGAAGATCTTTCAGCGAGTTCTTCAATATCATATCTAAAAGTATTCGTTGTTCCAATTCCAGTTAATGTGAACTCTCCATGATATGCACTATCAACTTTGTCAATTTTATTGAAACCGTTTACTTCTTTATCAATAATAATTTCTTTTTTAACTGATTCAACAAAATCTGAATTTACAACGCTGAATTCATAGAAGAGATTATTAGGAACTTCTTTATCAACTACTAATGTAAGTTTAGCTGCAGTATCAATACCAACTTTTCCAGACTTTGTAACTTCAAATTTATTATCCGTAAGAGATCCATCAAATCTATCTGTTAGATTAGAATCTCTATAGAGATTCATGTCAAATGCAGAGTAAAGTGTAGAAACATTCAAAGAGGATAATGATG